GGCAAATATGCAAAAGCAATATCTGACAGATCAGGTATGGAGTTTCCATACAAAGAAATGGTTAGAGAATGGAATGGTGCCTTTGTTCATGTTTCAGAGTTCGAACCAAAGCAACCACAATTAGAACCAAAGCCAATGAATGGTGATTCTATATCTTTACGTAATGTAAGACCAGATAGAATAGAACCCGCAGTTGCTGCATTATTAAAAAATAATCCTTTTTCTATTACATCAGGATCACAAACAATTACAGTTTCAGAACCAAACCACGGTAGATCAACAAGTGATACTGTTAGATTTAGAAATGTTGTGGGTAGTCCAGGTGGCGTAGCATTTACAACTTACGAAAACTCTAGTGGTTTCAGTATAACAGTAACTACAACAGATAAATATACATTTACACTAGGGGCAACTCCTAGTATAACAGAAGATTCAGGAGGACCAACTGTGTCTGCGGGACCAGTTACAATAACAGCATGATAAAAAAATTAAAAAATTTTATTTGTAAAATATTTGGTATTAAACAATGTGCTTGTCCAGAACAGGATGAACATCTTGGATTATATGAAGAAGTTACAAATCGTAAACAAGATAAAATAAATAAAAAACATGGTAAGGAATTAAAATAATGGCTGGATTAAGTTATTCAGGATTGGTTACTCAAATTAGAAATTACACAGAGGTAGATTCAAATGTTTTATCATCAGATCAATTAGAAAATATTATTTTAAATGCTCAATATAGAATAATGAGAGATGTTCCAATTGATGCAGATAGACAACAACAATTAGGTAATTTGGTGGCTGGTCAAGAAAGTATTAATGTTCCAGGAGGAGCTTTGTTTATAAGAGGTATACAAGTATATGATACTGCAGGATCTGAAACCACAGGAGCTAACAGATGGTTAGAAAAAAAAGATTATACATACTTACAAGAATATCAAGATGTAACAGGAACCTCTGCAGCTCAAGGACAACCTAAATACTATGCTATGTACGGTGGGGCAACAGGAGATGGAGATACTAACTCTGGAAGAATACTTTTATCGCCAGTTCCAAATACAACATATAGATTTAGAGTGCATTTTAACAAAATGCCAAGCACTTTGGCCTCAGATAATACTACCAATTATATTAGTTTAAACTTTCCAAATGGTTTGTTATACTGTTGTTTGTCAGAAACTTATGGGTTCTTAAAAGGCCCTATAGATATGTTGACACTTTATGAAAATAAGTATAAACAAGAGGTACAGAAGTTTGCTAACGAGCAAGTTGGTAGAAGACGAAGAGACGACTACACAGACGGCACAGTTAGAATACCAATAAACTCAGCAAACCCTTAGGAGATTAAATTATGGCAATTACATCGGCAATAGCTTCAAGTTTTAAACAAGAACTTTTACAAGGAAAACATAACTTTAGTGCATCTGGTGGGGACACTTTTAAAATAGCTTTATTTACAAGCTCTGCATCATTAGGTGCAAGCACAACAGACTATTCAACTTCAAACGAAATTACAAATACATCTGGAACTGCTTACACAGCGGGCGGTGCTACACTTACAAATTCTGGAGTATCACTAGACTCTACAACTGCTTTTGTAGATTTTGCTGATGTCTCTTACACTTCGGCAACTTTCACAGCAAACGGTGCTTTAATATACAACACAACAACAGGAACTGGATCAAGCACGACTGATGCTGTTGCTGTCATAGCATTCGGAGCAGATAAAACTGTAACTAGCGGAACTTTCACAATACAATTTCCAACAGCAAACGCTACAGACGCAATCATAAGATTAGCATAAGGAGGGACTCCTTATGGCATCAACCTGGGGTAATAACACTTGGGGAGCCAACTCTTGGCAATCTGATACAGTTACAATTTCTTTAAGTTCACCCGCTTCTGTAACAGCATTAGGAACACCACAATCTTTTAATGTTGAAGGATGGGGTAGACAAGCTTGGAATAATTCGGGTTGGGGAGTTGAATATGCTGTTGAGCCATCTGGTCAATCAATAACTTCAGCTGTAGGTAGTGTTGTAGCAGTAAATGTACAGACAGTAGAATTAACTGGTTTATCTACAAACGTGGATGCTACTTTTCCAACAGTAGCTAACACAACTTTTGCATCTTTAACCGGACAAGCGATTACATCTTCTTTAGGAACTATTAACGCTGCAAACATAGAGGGATGGGGTAGACAAGAATGGAGTAACTCTGCATGGGGTGTAGAGTATTCTGTTGAACCATCAGGTCAATCAATAACCTCTTCTTTAGGAACTGTTGCTGCTAGAGAAGTTAAAACTGTAGAAATAACAGGATTGTCCGTTACATCTTCACTAGGAGAAATATCTCCTGCAGATGCAATAGGAATTTCTTCAGTTGGTTCTATAACTTCTTCTATCGGTGATCTATCTAATTCTGGAACTTTAGTTGGTTGGGGTAGAAATGGTTGGGGAGAAGAACCTTGGGATGCTTCTTTTAATGCTCTTATTCAATTAACTTCACTTTCTACAACATTAAATGTTGGTTCAATTACTCCAGCAGATGTAGTTGGAATGACTGGAGTTTCATCTACTTTCAGTATTGGGTCAATAACTCCAACAGATGTTATGGGAGTAACAGGACAAGAATCTACTTTCAGTGTTGGATCAATAACTCCTGCAGATGTTATGGGAGTTTCTGGTCAAAGTATAACTTCGTCTTTAGGTTCTATTAGTCCTGATGCTCAAGCAATGGGATTAGAAGGAAGATCCGTAACATCAACTTTAGGAAGTATTGCAATCACTACAAATCCTATTATTGTTCCAACAGGATTGTCAACATCTCTATCTGTTGGATCTATTAGTCCAGCAGATGTTGTAGGAATAAGTGGTCTATCTACAACTTCATCAGTGGGATCTATATCTCCTGCTAATATCATGGGTCTAACAGGCTTAACATTAACCTCTATTTTAGGAAGAGTAACCACAATTCCTATTTACGGAAATCTTGACACTGGTTCAAATACGTCTTATAGTGCGCCTTCAACAGGATCGAATAGTACGATTTCTGATGTTGCAACTGGATCAAATACAAGTTATACTAATGCTGCATAAGGAGATTAATTAATGGCTTCAACATTTACACCTCTAGGAATAGAGAAACAAGCAACTGGTGAAAACGCTGGTACATGGGGAACTAAAACCAACACCAATTTAGAAATTATAGAGCAAATATCTGCTGGCTTTACAACTCAAGCTGTATCAGATTCTGGAGATACAACTCTATCTGTATCTGATGGCTCAACTGGTGCAACTCTTGCACACAGAGTAATTGAATTTACAGGAACTCTTACTGCATCAAGAAATGTAACTATTCCTCTTGATGTTCAACAAATGTATATTTTAAAAAATTCAACCTCAGGATCTCAAAATGTGGTATTTAAATATGTGTCTGGATCAGGTGATAGTGTTACCCTTCCAAGCGGAGCCGTAAAAGTAGTTTATGCAACAGCAAACGATGGAACAAATCCTGACATCGATGATACAGGACTTGTAACTACAACATCCACAGATACCTTAACAAACAAAACTTTAACCTCACCTAAAATTGGAACTTCAATTTTAGATACGAGTGGAAATGAACTTGCACTTTTAACTGCTACAGGTTCAGCCGTAAATGAATTTACAATTGCAAACGCAGCAACTGGTAACGGACCAACTATTTCATCTACAGGAGATGATTCAAATATCGACATAAACATTACACCAAAAGGAACTGGAGATGTGGTTCTTGCTGGTGATACAGTAAAAGTTGGAGACGCTGGCGCAGCTGCAGTGCTAACTTCAAATGGAGCAGGCACACTTACAGTTACAACAGGTGGTGCAGCTGATTTAGTTTTAAGCACAAACAGCGGAACAGATTCATCTGTAATAACAATTACAGACGCAGCTAACGGAAACATCGCTTTAACTCCAAATGGAACTGGAGAAGTGGTTGTTGGATCTGGAACTGCAAACGCAACAATAACTTCAAGCGGAGCACATGATTTAATATTAGATACAAACTCAGGAACTAATTCTGGAACTATCACAATTACAGATGGAGCAAATGGTAATATTAATATAGCACCAAATGGAACTGGGGTTGTTCAAGCTGGTGGATCTGCAGTAAAAGTTGCAGGAAAAGAAACTATATGGGTTCCAGCAAACGCTATGTATCCTAACACAACAAATGGTTGTGCTGCGATAGCACAAACAGAATTAGGAAATGGCCCTGAACTTAAAACTTTAGATTTTGATAAAGACTCGGATGAGTTTGCACAATTTGCTGTTGCCTTTCCTAAATCATGGAATGAAGGCACAGTAACTTTTCAAGCATTTTTTACAGCAAACACGACAAACACTGGAACTACAGCATGGATGTTAGCCGGTGTTGCTTTAGCAGACAATGGAGATTTAAATACCGCTTTTGGCACAGCTGTTGGACCAACAGCAAAAGCTATGAGTGGTACAGCAAATGACTTAGCGGTTACAGCAGAAAGTGGAGCGATTACAATAGCAGGCTCACCTAGTACAGATGAATATGTATTTTTTGAAATACATAGAGACGTTTCAGCAGATGATTTAACTGCTGATGCAAAACTATTGGGAGTTAAATTATTCTTCACTACTGATGCAGCCAACGACGCGTAGGAGGTATAATATATGTCTTTTGGATTTCAAACTTTAGGTTTTATGTCTGGAGGTGTGCCACCTTTGGAATATATAAACGCTAGTGGTGGAACCGTAACATTAGACGGAGACTACAAAGTTCACAC